TGTTTTTTACTAACCAATCATACACCGATAAGGTCATGAATAAGTCTATCGATGATATGATAAAAGATAATGAAAGATAATGAAAAATTTAGTAGGTGGCTTATTCGGCAAAATAGTAGATAATGCAGAAGGAATACTTGACAAAGTTATTACAACAGACAAAGAACGTGATGAGGCAAAACTCGCGCTTAAAAGGGTATTACTCGAAGCCGAGAAAGAAGCTTTCGCAAAGGAAGTTGAAGACAGAAAGAGCGCTAGGGATATGTATAAAGACGATGCGTTTATTCAAAAGATACTTGCCACACTCTTCACGGCAGCATACTTTGGATTAAGTTTTATGATGTTTAAATACTTTGTGATGGGTGATATTGAAATGGGTGAATTTGAAATAAGCTTTATATCAACAATATTCGGTGCTATGAGTGCCAAGGTAAATACGGTTGTCGATTTCTTTTTCGGCGGATCGTCTAAGAAAAACGAACAACAACAAATAAATAATAAATAATTATGGGATTAAATTCAACAGCTACGGCTTATAATTTTGGACAATTTGGTTCAACATACCTAAGTGGTAACGGATCAATACTTGATTTACGTGGAGCTACTGCTAAATACTATGTTTGCGCAATAACGGTAGTTACAATAACTCAACTAGAAGAACTACACATATTAGATGGTGGGGTAGATTTAGGTATGGGTAATACACATTTTATATCGACAGAAGACACTCAAACATTAGATACTGATTGGGGTGCGGTTACAAACCTTGGCGACAACGACGGTTTAGTGTTAGGCACTGGAGATGGTGGAGACGCTGTAGAGCTTCCAGCTGGTATAACTCTATATGGAATGTGGGACTATGTAGAGCTACACAGTGGAGATATTATATGTTATGTAGCACCAAGACCAGATTATATATCTAGAAGCGCTTCTATATAATGGCATTAGGTAACTCAAATTCATCTGCTCAGTCTAGGGGTAAAAATAAAGCTATAGTAGTAATAAGAAGAAAAGAGCAAGTATCAGCCGCGGGTTTTACAGCTTTCCAAGGTTCAGCTTTACAAAGCAGTGACGCCTGTAGCCTTGATAATTCTAATGTTAATATAACATACTACCATGATGGTAGTGGTGTTCTTCCTCAAGTAGGCGATAAAGTTTATACTAGAAAGCGACTAAATACTAGATTTTTAGTAGATAATGACAAACATTTTAAAGTTGGGCCAGATAGAGGAAGGTACTTTAACGTAAACTATAGAAGTGGTGTTGTATCTAATGTATCAGCTTGCTAATAAAAATTAAATTAAATTAAATATAATGGGAAAAAAAGAAAAGTTGGTTGACTTAAAACCAAAGGTAGATAAAATATCTGACGAGCATTTAAAAGAAATGCAAGAAATAATAAACGTTATAAATAACGTTCAGTTTAATATAGGTAAATTAGAAGGTCAAAAACATAATTTATTACACGAACTAGGATTAACTCAAAAGAAAATAATAGACTTACAAGATGTGTTTACTAAAGAGTATGGTTCTTTTGATATTGACATAACTAACGGAACTATTAATTGGCCTGAAGATGAAAAATAATATTATAAGAAAAATAACTATAGGTAAAGACTACAAGAATGATTCTATGCACTACGCTGTGGATCAGGAGGTTTACGGAGGTCATAAGATATGTGACATAATAGAAGAAGAAGATAAGTATTGTATTTACATTAAAAAAGGTGATGTAGTTATACCATGGAAAGACTTTAATAAAAATATGGCTATATCTGTTGAGTATAACTTAGAGTACTAATGAAAGCTTACAAAGATTTTATAGTATCACCTATAGGTGAGAGATATAATAATTCTAAAAAAGTTGGCGACAAAGAGTTAATACTTAATACTGAAATATTTAATCATCAGTTTATAAATAGATTAGCTTTAGTGCTAGAAACACCTATATTATTTGATACACCAATAAGCAAGCGTGACCAAGTAATATTACATCACAATGTATTTAGAAGATGGCACGATGTTAAGGGTAGAGAGAAAAATAGCAGATCTTATTGGAAAGAAGACAAGTATATAATATCTGCAGATCAAATATTTCTTTACAAGAAAAAAGACTGGATGGCTATGCCAGGCTATAGCTTTGTTCAACCTATAATATCAAGTAATAATTTAACTATTGAAGAAGAAGAACCTTTAATGGGTATAATTAAATATAGCGATGGTACTTACAACAAAGAAGAATTAGTTGGGTTTACACCTAGTAGTGAATATGAGTTTATCATAGAAGGTAAAAGACTATATCGAGTATTAAATAAATTTATTACAATTAAATATGAGTATCAAGGAAACGAAAAAGAATATAATCCAAGCTGGGCACAAAGCAGTTGAAGAATTAATCAAAGTAGCTAAGGAAGCTATTGTTGATTCCGACGATGATATATCAGCTGACAGATTAAAAAACGCGGCAGCAACTAAAAAGTTAGCTATATTTGATGCGTTTGAAATATTAAATAGAATCCACGAAGAAGAGAATATGCTAGAGGGAAAACCTGTTGAAGAAAAAAAAGAAAACAAGTTTAAAGGATTCGCAGAAGGTAGATCTAAGTAATGTACGAACAAACATTAGTTAAGGTTGTAGAACCTATAAAAATAAATACCATTAAAAGGCTTAATAAGTCTAAGAAATGGAAATATGGTTATAACAAAGAAGCGGATATAGTTTGTATATCTAAAACTGGCATGATAGGTGAGGTGATAGAAATACAAGGACTTCAAATAGCTTTACCTAAGCAACCTAAAGAAATATACTCTTGCAGTAAAGTTAAATCAGAACAAAAGTGGAAACAGTTTCCAGCTAACCCTGATTTTAAAAGAATTAAAACTGTGTTTGATTGGCAAGAATATCCAGATGATTTTAAAGAAAAACATTACGGTTATATAGACGAAGAGTTTAGAAGAAGAGAAGAAGGATTTTGGTTTATGAATAATGGTAAGCCAACATATATTACAGGCACGCATTATATGTATTTACAATGGAGTAAAATAGATGTAGGTGCTCCAGATTATAGAGAGGCTAATAGATTATTTTATATATTTTGGGAAGCTTGTAAAGCAGATAGCAGAAGTTATGGAATGTGTTATTTAAAAAATAGACGTTCTGGTTTTTCTTTTATGAGTTCTGCAGAAACTGTTAACTTAGCAACACTAGCCAGTGATAGTAGATTTGGTATACTATCAAAAACAGGTGCTGATGCTAAAAAGATGTTTACAGATAAAGTTGTACCAATAAGTCTCAACTATCCATTTTTCTTTAAACCGATACAAGATGGTATGGACCGACCAAAGTCCGAACTTGCATATAGAGTTCCAGCTAAAAAGTTTACTCGTAAGAAAATACGTGAGCGTGAAGAAATGGATGACGTTGAAGGACTAGACACAACTATAGACTGGAAGAATACAGGTGATAATAGTTATGATGGTGAAAAGCTTTCGTTGTTAGTGCACGATGAAAGTGGCAAATGGGAAAGACCTGATAATATAAAAAATAACTGGAGAGTTACAAAAACTTGTTTGCGATTAGGTAGTAGAGTAGTTGGTAAGTGTATGATGGGTAGTACTAGTAATGCACTAGATAAAGGAGGTGATAATTTTAAAAACTTATATAATAATTCAGATGTTACAAAACGAAATCGCAATGGACAGACTAAGTCAGGATTATATTCTTTGTTTATTCCTATGGAATGGAATTACGAAGGTTTCATCGACGAGTACGGACAACCTGTATTCAACACTCGTAGAGAACGAACACTTGATCCACATGGATTAGAAATTGAGCACGGAGTTATAGATCATTGGAATAATGAAGCTGAAGGTTTAAAAGATGATCAAGACGCTTTAAATGAATTTTACCGCCAATTTCCAAGAACTGAAGAGCATGCATTTAGAGATGAAACTAAAAATAGTTTATTTAATCTTATAAAAATATATGAGCAAATAGATTATAATGAAGGAAACAGAAACTCATCAGTAATAACAATTGGTAATTTTCAGTGGTTGAATGGTAAAAAAGATACATTAGTTGCATTTAACCCAGATCCTGGTGGTAGGTTTAAAGTAAGTTGGGTACCAAGTGTTAAATTACAAAATAACGTTATTATTAAAAATGGCGTGAGGTATCCAGGTAACGAACACATGGGCGCATTTGGTTGTGACTCATACGATATATCTGGAACAGTAGATAAACGAGGTTCAAAAGGCGCTTTGCACGGATTAACAAAGTTTTCAATGGAAGACGCTCCAGCAAACACTTTTTTCCTTGAGTACATAGCAAGACCACAAACGGCTGAAATATTTTTTGAAGACGTTTTAATGTCGTTAGTATTTTACGGCATGCCAATACTTGCAGAAAATAATAAACCAAGATTATTGTACTATTTAAGAAGAAGAGGTTATAGAGGATTTAGTATGAATAGACCAGATAAAATTTGGAACAAACTATCAGTAGCAGAAAAAGAGGTTGGTGGAATACCTAACTCTAGTGAAGATATAAAACAAGCTCATGCAGCTGCTATTGAAATGTATATTAACGATCACGTTGGTTTATTACAAGATGGTACTTACGGTACTATGTATTTTAATGAAACATTAAATGACTGGTCGAAGTTTGATATAAATAGAAGAACTAGGCATGATGCGTCAATAAGCTCTGGGTTAGCAATAATGGCTTGTAATAGACATTTATATAAACCAAATCCAGATCATAAAAAGAAACCTTTAAACCTGCATATATCAAAATATAATAACAAAGGATTTTCATCACAGATAATTAAAAGTAAAATATGAGACTAGAACACTCTATAAATTTCCCATCACAAGCTGTTAGCGACTTAGAAAAGTTAAGCGAGGAATATGGTTTAAAAGTAGCAAGAGCAATAAGACATGAATGGTTTTCAGGCACGACATCAAAGTATTATAGTCACAAAAATAATTTTCATACACTAAGGCTATATGCTAGAGGAGAGCAACCTATACAAAAATATAAAAATGAATTATCCATAAATGGTGATTTATCTTATTTAAACTTAGACTGGAAACCTGTTCCTATAATACCTAAGTTTGTAGATATCGTTGTAAATGGTATGGCACAAAGAAACTATGAGATAAATTGTTTTTCTCAAGATAAATACGGAGTTACTAAACGTACGGAGTATATGGAGTCATTATTAACAGACATGCGAGCTAAGAATTTTGACAAAATAGCTAGGGAACAATTTGAAGTAGAACTAACTGAGAACGATCCTGATGTTATACCAGATACTGAAGAAGAATTAGCGCTACACATGCAACTTAATTACAAACAAGCTGTTGAGCTAGCTGAAGAACAAGCTATAAACACTTTAATGGAAAATAGCGATTATGAGTTAATAAGAAGAAGATGTTTATATGATTTAACTGTATTAGGTATAGCTGCAACAAAGACTACGTTTGATTTTAGTAGTGGAGCACAAGCTGAATATGTTGATCCAGCTAACTTGGTTTACTCTTATACTGAATCACCTTATTTTGAAGATATATATTATATAGGTGAAGTAAAAGATCTACCAATAAATGAATTAGTAAAAGAATTTCCTGAGTTAACAGAGAAAGAAATAAAAGAATTACTTGACAAACGATATAATGCATATAATTACAATAAGCACGATGATAAAAACAAAGTGCAAGTAATTTACTTTAACTATAAAACTCATATGAATAATGTTTATAAGTTAAAAACTACTGGTAGCGGAGGTGATAAAGTTATAGAAAAAGATGACACATTTAATCCACCAGCTAATAAAGAAGGTGAGTTTCAAAAATTAGAAAGGGTAGTAGAATCTTTATATGAAGGCGTTTATTTAGTAGGTGCTGATAAAATATTAAGATGGAAAATGTGTGATAACATGATGAGAACTGATTCTGATTTTAGTAGAGTTAAAATGAATTATCAAGTTGTAGCGCCTAGAATGTATGAAGGTAGAATTGAATCATTAGTAGGTAGAGTAACTAGTTTTGCTGATATGATTCAGTTAACTCATTTAAAGTTACAACAAGTAATGGCACGTATGGTACCAGATGGTGTATATCTTGATGTTGACGGTTTAGCTGAAGTTGATTTAGGTAATGGCACTAACTATAATCCACAAGAGGCTTTAAATATGTTTTTTCAAACAGGTAGTATAGTTGGTAGAAGTTTCACAGGCGATGGAGATGGTAATCCTGGTAAAGTACCTATACAGCAAATAAACAACGGAGTTAATAGTGGTAAGATACAAAGTTTAATAACTACTTACAACTATTATCTTCAAATGATTAGAGATACAACCGGGCTAAATGAAGCTAGAGATGCTAGTACTCCAGATAGAAACGCTTTAGTTGGTGTACAAAAAATTGCAGCCGCTAACTCTAATACAGCTACTAGACACATACTTCAATCAATGTTATATATAACAGCTGAAGTCGCGGAATGTCTATCGCTACGTATAGCAGACATAATAGAATATTCCCCAACTAAAGATGCCTTCATAAGAGCATTAGGTGCTCATAATGTTGCTACGTTGAAAGAAATGTCCGAGTTACATCTATATGATTTTGGTATATTTATAGAGTTATTACCTGATGAAGAAGAAAAAGCTTTACTAGAAAACAATATACAGATGTCACTACAACAAGGTAGTATTGATTTAGATGACGCTATAGATTTACGTAACATAAGAAACGTAAAATTAGCTAATCAAATGCTGAAAGTTAAAAGAAAGAAAAAGCAAAAGAGAGATCAACAAATGCAACAACAAAATATACAAGCGCAGTCTCAAGCAAATCAACAAGCTCAACAAGCTGCTGCTCAAGCTGAAATGCAAAAGAATCAACAAAAAATGCAAATAGATGCCCAAATGGAGCAGTCAAGAAATCAAATGAAAATAGCTTACTTAAAACAAGAAGTGGCTGCTAAAAAAGAATTAATGCAATTTGAGTTTAATTTAAATTCTCAATTAGAAGGTATGAAAACTCAAAACAATAGATCTATGGAAATGATGAGAGAAGATAGAAGAGATCAAAGAATAGATCAGCAAGCTGATAGACAAATGCAAATGATAGACAAAAGAAAACAGGGTGATTCCACTAAAAGTTTTGAATCATCAGGTAATGATATACTTACGGGAAGCGCCAATATGGAAAAGTTTACCCGTGAATAACATTTAATATTTTATAAAATTTTATTATGATAGAACTAAACGAAGAAGTTACTGAAGAAGTAACTGACTCTGTTGAAGAAACAACAGACGAAAATCAAGAGCAACCAATTGAAGAGGTTGTAGAAGAAACAATAGATGAATCTAAATTCGATAGCGCTGATAATCCAGATGTTATTAAAATAGATTTAGATAAAGCTCCTCAAGTAAAACAAGAGGATAATATAACAAAAGTAAACATAGACGAAAAATCTACTGAAGAAACAGTTGAAACTGAGCAACCAGTAATGGAAGAAGTTACAGAACAGGAAACTCAAGAAGTACAAGAAGTTGTCGAAGAGGCGATAGCTGAATCAGAAACAACTGGAAAACCTTTACCAGAAGGGGTACAAAAGCTAGTGGAGTTTATGAACGAAACTGGTGGTGATTTAAACGACTATGTAAAATTAAACAGGGACGTTAAAGAAATGGACGACTCTGATGTATTAGATGAGTACTATAGAAGTACTAAATCTCACTTAACGCCAGAAGAAAGAAGTTTTCTTTTAGAAGATAACTTTGGTTATGATGATAGCGTTGATGATGAAAAACAAATACGTAAAAAGAAAATAGCCCTTAAAGAGCAAGTTGCTGAGGCTAGAGCCTACTTAGACGGGCAGAAGTCTAAATACTATGAAGAAATTAAAGCTGGTTCAAAGTTGACCGATGAACAACAAGAAGCTATTAATTTTTATCATAAATACAATAAAGATTCTGAAAATCAGAAGAAACTTACTGAAAAAAGTAATAGAACATTTTTAAATAAAACTGACAGTTTCTTTGGACAAAATTTCAAAGGTTTTGAATATAATGTTGGAGATAAAAAATATAGGTTTAATGTTAAAGATGTAGATAAAGTAAAGAAAACTCAAAGCGATCTTAATAATTTTGTCAACAAGTTTGTTGGCGATGATAGTACAACCATTGAAGATGCTGAGGGTTATCACAAGTCTTTATATACCGCTATGAACGCTGATAGCATTGCTAAACATTTTTACGAGCAAGGTAAAGCTGATGCAATTAAGGAAAGGATAGCTAAAGATAAAAATATAAATCTTAATCCTAGACAAACGCATGGCGAGGTTAACGTAGGTGGTATTAAAGTAAGAGCTTTAGGTGAATCTTCTTCTGATATGAAAAACAGATCTTTTAAAATTAGAAAGAAAAATTAACTTAAAAAATTATAAATTATGGCAATTACAGGTGGACCTAGTTTGAATAGTGTTCCTGCTCCTCAGCAAGTAGCATTATCAACAAACTACATCGATTTTACAAGTGGCACAAATGATTGGTCACAACAATACCTGCCTGACTTAATGGAAAAAGAAGCTGAAGTTTTCGGACCGAGAACTATTTCTGGTTTCTTATCTAAAGTTGGAGCGGAAGAGGCTATGCAATCTGATCAGGTTGTTTGGTCTGAACAAGGAAGATTACACTTATCATATACTGGTAAAGTTGCTACGGCAGGTGGTGTTAACGTTAACTCTATTGGCGCTGCTTCTCAAATAACTTTACAGAAAAATATTGATGGTGTAACTATTACATCTGGTGGCTCAACAGCTAATCACGGTGTTAGAGTTAATGATACTATTATAGTAGCTGACTCTGTTAACGGCGTTGTTAAATGTTTAGTTATAAAAGTAAATGATAACGTTATTGACGTTTCTCCATATACTGTTGATAACTTATCGGATCAAACAACTGATAATGCGACAACTATTTTAGTTTATGGTTCTGAATACGCAAAAGGTACTTCTTACTTTTCTAACGCTACGGCGTCTACAAGTGGAAACTCTGCTGACTCAAGAACAGCTAACGAACCTGATTTTAAATCATTTTCAAACAAACCAATTATTATGAAAGATTATTACGAAGTATCTGGATCAGACGCTTCTAGAATTGGTTGGGTTGAAGTTGCAGCAGAAGCTGGGCAATCAGGTTATTTATGGTACTTAAAAGCTGAAGCTGATACAAGAGCAAGATTTACTGATTACTTAGAAATGGCAATGTTAGAAGCTGTTAAAGACGGTACTTCTCATGCTGATGAGGTTTTTATTGCTGGTTCTACTCCAATTGGTAGTCAAGGTTTATTTGACGCTATTGAAGATAGAGGTAATATTACTTCTGGTGTTACTGGTGTTAACGCTGCTACTGATTTAGCTGAGTTTGACGCTATCTTAGCTGAGTTTGATAAGCAAGGTGCTATTGAAGAATACATGATGTTTGTTAACAGAGCTACTAGTTTAGCTATTGACGACATGCTAGCTTCAATGAATTCTTATGGAGCTGGTGGTACTTCTTACGGAGTATTTGACAACTCAGAAGATATGGCATTAAATTTAGGTTTCTCAGGATTTAGAAGAGGTTCTTATGATTTTTATAAATCTGACTTTAGATACTTAAATGATCTAGCTACAAGAGGTGGTATTAACGCTGCTGCTGGTGCTAACGCAATTAGAGGTGTTATGATACCTGCAGGTGTTACTACTGTTTATGACCAACAAATGGGTAAAAACTTAAAAAGACCTTTCTTGCACGTTAGATATAGAGCTTCTCAACCA